GTGGTATCGTTTTTAATAATCGAAAAATGAAATTAACAGATAGGGAAATAGAGTATCTTAAGCTTATCCGGCACTATGATAGTAAAATGGTTATTGTATCTCAGTCTTATGATGATGTTGACATTACGATTAGACGTTTGTATACAAATATGTATTTACTTAATAAGTTTATTTTTGGTCAAACTTTAATTAAGCCTATAAGGAAATTTGTAACCATTGAGGAAGAAACAGAACAGATAATAGATGCTTATGCCTTTAGACCAATATTTAGCTGGGGATTCCTTAACCGTAAAAATTATTATCATATGTTTGATACAAAATGGAAGCCAGATGGTAGGCAACAACCTGAATATAAAGATTTTCAAGTTATACCTTATCGTTGGAAACTTAATGTTTATAACAAATATATTCACCCTGCGTTTTATCGTATTAAGATTAGAACTATTATGTTTTTTATGTCTTTAAAGCGTTATATATTTTCTAAAAGGAATATATAAACCATTCTCTTTTGTTGACTTTTATGTAATATTATGATATTATATATGTAATAGATTAATATTACATAAAGGGGCATTAATTATGGATAAAAAATATATGGAATGTATTGCTACTATGGATTTGAGTACTTACAACTATAAAATATTGCTCTTTTTAAATATACAATCATATACTCAATCTCAAATAGCTAATATGCTTGGTTTGCAGAGACAGAATGTTAATAAATATTTCAAGGAATTGGAAGCTTATGGTCTTGTTTCTGTCGAAAAAACAGAAGGCCGTAATACTTTCTATAAGGCTGTTACAAATTTAAGGCTTATAAAGCAGAATGTAAAAGGTCAATTGAAATTGGAATCATTTATTTAATTTTTGCATGTTGACAGCAAGACGGGAGCGTAGCGGTTCGGCTACCGTTCGCCCAGTAGACATTTAAACGCAGAGTTTACGCTAATGCGACGGACAAAACACTGCCAATGTGTGCCATTGCACCCTTAACTCGTATCTGGTTTTATATTAGCTATTGATGCGGAGCTGATGCAGAAGGTAGGGTAAACATCTATTCGCGCCTATATGCCGAGGGTTTTTCGTTTTTCTTTCGGTAGGTAAGCACCAAGGCTGATTTTATACAATTTGTGGATAACTCAAAACCCCCGCTCTGTAATACGGGGGTACAACCGTAGTAACTATAGGTGAAACTGTGGAAAACTCGTCTTTTAATCTTTTAAACTTTGTAGTTTCTTTCGTAGTAGGTTAGAGTTATACCGATAGTTCCAGTAAATTTCTTTCAAGTCGAAGTCTGATTCAGAAAACTTCTTAAAGGTTCTTAAAATCTCCATTTGTGAAAATTCTAGTAGTTTTATTAATATGTCAAGTTCGTCTTGGTCGAATTTGGCTGTATAAACCTTTTTGACTGCACATTTTTTTGTGGGTCTGATGAAATGCCTGTAAGCTCTCTGCAATGTATTCTCCCTCCAATTACGCGAAATTAAAGAATTAGCATAATTGAGGATTATTATAAACCAAAAGTCCAGGCTTTTTTATTACAGATTTGTTACATTGCTTAAGGCACTTTATTATTCTAAAGTGTACTTAAGTACAAAAATATTTCAAAAAAATAAGCAGTCGTTAGACTGCTCTTTTTTATGCTGTGAACTTCATTCTTCCGACTAGTATATCGAGAGAAATCATGTAATAATCTGCTAGTTTTACTAATGTTCCTATATCCGGTTGCCTATAATTAGTCTCGTATTGTGTGTATGTGTTTGTTGCGACTCCTAGTATTTTTGCTATTTCTTTTTGTGTCATATTTCTTTGTATTCTCAGGTATTTTAAATTTTCTCCTATGTTCATTGCTATCACCTTCCTTGTTTTAATTATAGCCGAAAATCGAAGCAATTTAAAGTAAATTGGTTATTAAAGGGAAATAATGGATTTTATTTGTCACGTAACGGGATATTTGGGACTTGTCCTATGTCACGAAAAGTGATATCTTATTTTTAATCACGGTGCGTGATATTTTTTACATAATTGGAGGTTGCTACCATGAAAATTCGGGCGGTTAATTGTATGATTGATTGGCTTGAGTTTTCTGTCTTTGGTATGACTGAAATTGATGTTTTGAAGCTTATGGGTATTAATGAACTCATTTTTGATGTTAAGCGTGGTTTTTATTATGAACGTGTTTTGAGCTATGAAAATATTGTACAAGTTAGTTCTGGTTTGAAGGGCAATGACAGTGATAAACATGAGCATATACATGTAAGACTTACAGGAAAGGGTTGTCGTTTGCTTGAACAATTTTATGGTACTGATGATATTAGGACTGAGATTCGTTGTAGGTTCATCCTTAATGAAATTAAGGTATCCAGGATGGATATAGCCGTTGATTACAGTATGAAATTTGTTATAGATTACTTTCATTCGGCACTGAATAAGCGTTTAAATGGTGTAAAATCTATTGACCATGCTGGAAATTTTGTATCTGGGCTTACTCTTTATTTAGGCTCTAGGAAGTCGGAGAAGTTTTTTCGGCTGTATGAAAAAGATTTTGAAACTGGTGATTTTGTAAATTATAAAGACAGGCTTGAACTTGTTTTGAAAAATGAATATGCCACATTTGAAATGTTAAATGAAAACTTGTTGATAAAGATTGTTTCAACGTATATGAACGATATTGTGTGGTTGGAGGATGATAGACGAATGTTATGGTCTGAAATGAAGAATGGTCAATGTGAAATATCTCCTAAGATACGTCATAAAAAGACTACGCTTAAAGAAAAGCGGGATTACATATTGAATACATATGGCAAAACGTTAAAAGCATCCGCTGAAATGTATGGTACAAAGGAAATTACGTCTGCTATTCATGAGTCTGTGTATTCTGAAAGGGATTTAAGGATGATTAAAAACGAAAAGGTTATTAATGTCATGAAATATAAAAAGGAAGCTAAAAAGCGTGATTTATCTCAACGTAAGGTAATTGATGAATTAAAGTACCATAAGGGAATTTGGCTTGATAGGCCAGTATACGAAAATGGTGAAATAGTTCGTTATGAAAAGCAATTTGTACAGCAGTTAGAGCCTGATAGAGACAAGCTTAATCAATTAAGTATTTTAGCAGAGCTGAATAGTGAGGTAGGGTAATGTTGAAGTTGAAATCTAAAAATTTCGTTTATGCTGATATTAAAATCCAAGGTAGGGTAAAAACTTTCTATTTAGGTAGAATTGATAAGTTGATTGAAATTGGTGAATCTGTTGTTACTAGAAGATTAAAAGAACTTGTTGATGCTTATGTATCTGAATATGATATTCAGTACGTTCCTGATAAAACCATATATGGTCGTTATGTTGTTGATATGCAATATTTATACCCCGAATGGAAGCGAAAACATTCGGATCTGTATGGTGAGGTAGGGTAACACATTATTGAATTAGTTATTAACGGTTAAACTGGTGAATAATCGCTGGGCCGTATAAGGAGGATATAAATGAAATTATTAGTTATGAACGTTAATCATGCTGCTGGTATCAGCAAGAAAACAGGTAAGTCTTTTGACTTTATTACAATGACTGCTTTTAAGCCGGGTGCGGTCAGTGAGACTGATTTTAAAGGAATGAAACCGCTTGAATTTTTCTGCAATCCAGATATATTTTCTCGGATTCCCGAACTTCCGTCTGTATGTGATGTTGAATACGAACTTGAGCCTGGTTTCAATGGTCAGCCAAAAATGACTGTTGTTGGTATTAAGACTTTCAGCAAGCTTGAAATTAAGTTTTAATGGGGGGTGGGGCATGAAGCGTAATATAATAATTGCTTTGATTTTAGGGGTATTTTTGAGCGTTTCATGCTCCTTAGTTGCCTATGCTTTAACAGCAAATGACCAAGTAACACAGGCTCAATTGGATGCCTATCCTTATTGGATTGAAGTAATTCAGCCTAACTATGATTCTCGACAACATACTATAATTCGTTCTGCTGGTCCTATACCTGCTAGTTGTTTTAAGTTTTGTACTGATGGTTCTGGTAAGCGTGTTTTGTATATTGATAATAGTCCATATAATTTTATATATTGTGACCATTGGATTCATGTTGCTGATGGTTGGACTGATTATAGTCAACCTTATAATTTTTTTGCTCGTGGTGGTATTGAGGACTCTCGTTGGTATGTTAGTGTAGTTGGTGGCAATTATAGTTTACTTGATTATGAAACTGCTGAACTTAATATTTTAAATCCTGTTGATAATAATACTTACAATACATATCAAGATATTAAGTTTAAATATACTGGTTTTAAGTATCTTGAAGTAGTTTTTAATGATAAAAATATTGCTGATGATCCTAAAACTGGTCTTGTTGAAAACAATATTTTGAATAGATTTTATGATATCCCCGGCGAATACACTATTCCACAATCTGAAATTCCTTATAGCAATTCCGAATATGAATTACAGTTTTATTATTCAAGTGATGGAAGCAATTATGTTTTTTGGAAATCAATTAGTTTTAAAATAAAACCACCTGACAAGAAGTCTATAACGTGTAATTTATCTAATGGACAGACTTATAATATTCCTCAGGATTTAATAATCCGTAGTGTTGGTTATTCTCCATATACGATTTATGTTAACGACTTGCCAATACGCCGAATTGTTGCAGATTGTGGGTTTTCTTTATCTCCGTCTATGGGTAATATTTCGACTGGTTCAACCAATAAACAGGATTTTTATAATTATAGGATTGGCAAAAATACTGTTAAAGCTATAAAGGATGATGGTACGGTTATATTAGATCTATCTGTTACATATTTGAGGGAATTGATAGATTCTTCTGAATTGCCTTCTAATACTGTTGGTGACGGTAAAATGATTGATTTATCATTTCCGCAAAGAAGTGATTATCCTGATGGTATTTTAGGTGATGTTCAATTCGGATTTGCTTATCTTATATATTTAATTACATTTCCATTCATGGCTATAGCTAAACTTTTTTCTATCCTTAACAATCATTTTGCTACATTTTTAAATAGTACGTCTGGTGTTGCAAATTTCTTTAGGCAAATGTTCGGATTTCTTCCTACTGAGGTACTTACAGTCATTGTAATAACTATAACCCTGTCTTCATTCTTTGTAATATTAAGAATGGTTAGGAGGTAGCTGTGGAGCTTTTGGGGGCAATTATAAACACTATATGGCAAATGATGTGTATACCATTCCGAATATCAAATACAATAACATTTTCTCTTTGGCATTACTTTGCCTTTATTATAGTTTTAGCTGTTTTATGTAATTCCATATTTCCAAAAAAGGGGGATGATAAATGAACACTATAGATTCATTAATGACAAATTTGTTAGGTGCTGCTCCTGTAAATTATATAACTGATGCAACTGGTAATGTTTCTGTTGTGTATGATACATGGTTCATTTTAAAGGCCATTATACTTGTTATTACTCTCAAGACTGTCTTTGATTTAATGCTTATTATTCCAAAGATAGTAGCTAGGAGGATTACGAAAAATGATTGATGCAATGTTATTATCATTAACCTTTTTAGAGGGAGTATTCACTACTATAACAACTGCTGACAGCCCTTTTATGTTTGTATTTGGTATGGGGATGTTAGTTGCTATTATATCAATATTCATGTCTTTAACAACTGTAGGAAGGGGGAAACGTCGTTTATGACGGAATCATCTATGTCAACAATTTTATCAGGTTTAACAGATGTAACAACCGCATTAATCTCTGTATGTACAAGTTTGGTAACTGCGGTAGTATCACAGCCTTTATTGCTTGTCTCAGTTTTAATGGGGATGGTAGGCGGGGGAATTGCACTTTTTAAAAGCCTTCGCCACGGTTAAAAATATGGGCGACACTGGGGAAGCGTAGCCCCCCAGTGTTGCCTATATTTTTTATTCTATTTTAGGGGGAAATAAAATGACATTGATATTATTAATTGTATTTATACTTTGTTTGTTATTTTTTATGGGTAGACCGAAGGAAGGCCAAATGGTTCTTGTCTTTGCTAATATAGGTGCAGGAAAAACAACATTGTTGTCTCGTTACGCTTTTAAAGAGCAGAAGAAAATTAAAAGGGGTAAAAGTAAATATAAGCAGATAGTGTCTAATACTCCTATAAGTGACTGTATCTATGTATCAGATATACATAAGCTACTTAACGATTTTGCACCGGAGAGAACGCTATTTTTGATTGATGAAGGTGGTATCGTTTTTAATAATCGAAAAATGAAATTAACAGATAGGGAAATAGAGTATCTTAAGCTTATCCGGCACTATGATAGTAAAATGGTTATTGTATCTCAGTCTTATGATGATGTTGACATTACGATTAGACGTTTGTATACAAATATGTATTTACTTAATAAGTTTATTTTTGGTCAAACTTTAATTAAGCCTATAAGGAAATTTGTAACCATTGAGGAAGAAACAGAACAGATAATAGATGCTTATGCCTTTAGACCAATATTTAGCTGGGGATTCCTTAACCGTAAAAATTATTATCATATGTTTGATACAAAATGGAAGCCAGATGGTAGGCAACAACCTGAATATAAAGATTTTCAAGTTATACCTTATCGTTGGAAACTTAATGTTTATAACAAATATATTCACCCTGCGTTTTATCGTATTAAGATTAGAACTATTATGTTTTTTATGTCTTTAAAGCGTTATATATTTTCTAAAAGGAATATATAAACCATTCTCTTTTGTTGACTTTTATGTAATATTATGATATTATATATGTAATAGATTAATATTACATAAAGGGGCATTAATTATGGATAAAAAATATATGGAATGTATTGCTACTATGGATTTGAGTACTTACAACTATAAAATATTGCTCTTTTTAAATATACAATCATATACTCAATCTCAAATAGCTAATATGCTTGGTTTGCAGAGACAGAATGTTAATAAATATTTCAAGGAATTGGAAGCTTATGGTCTTGTTTCTGTCGAAAAAACAGAAGGCCGTAATACTTTCTATAAGGCTGTTACAAATTTAAGGCTTATAAAGCAGAATGTAAAAGGTCAATTGAAATTGGAATCATTTATTTAATTTTTGCATGTTGACAGCAAGACGGGAGCGTAGCGGTTCGGCTACCGTTCGCCCAGTAGACATTTAAACGCAGAGTTTACGCTAATGCGACGGACAAAACACTGCCAATGTGTGCCATTGCACCCTTAACTTGTATCTGGTTTTATATTAGCTATTGATGCGGAGCTGATGCAGAAGGTAGGGTAAACATCTATTCGCGCCTATATGCCGAGGGTTTTTCGTTTTTCTTTCGGTAGGTAAGCACCAAGGCTGATTTTATACAATTTGTGGATAACTCAAAACCCCCGCTCTGTAATACGGGGGTACAACCGTAGTAACTATAGGTGAAACTGTGGAAAACTCGTCTTTTAATCTTTTAAACTTTGTAGTTTCTTTCGTAGTAGGTTAGAGTTATACCGATAGTTCCAGTAAATTTCTTTCAAGTCGAAGTCTGATTCAGAAAACTTCTTAAAGGTTCTTAAAATCTCCATTTGTGAAAATTCTAGTAGTTTTATTAATATGTCAAGTTCGTCTTGGTCGAATTTGGCTGTATAAACCTTTTTGACTGCACATTTTTTTGTGGGTCTGATGAAATGCCTGTAAGCTCTCTGCAATGTATTCTCCCTCCAATTACGCGAAATTATTATTTCGCGTAATTGGAGGGGGTATATATTGCAAAAGGCTCACAGACATTTTTCTTGAATTTATAAATAATACAAAAGTTGTAAACATCTTATACAATATAATCAAAAATATCTTCTTTTCACATACTCAATCATTTCCTTATTTACTACTACACAACTGATTTCATCCTTGGCATTATTTCTACTACCACTGTTTGACAGCCAATTATGTGATCCTATCAGCATAAATTCATCATCAATTATTAATGCCTTTGTATGAATTGGGGGAATGTATTTTAAGTCTTCTTTTAATACCTCTTTTAACTTATTAATAGCATACATACTCCCTGCATTATCACCGAAGTTATCCTTTTCAACAATTTTATCGACCTGCTCTAATGTATAGTTGGTTTTGTGGTAACCAAAACATATTAAAAATTTATTGTCGTCAATTACTTTTTGTTTTATTATATTAATCATTTCATCATTAACTACTGATTTAGTTATCCAAGGGCTTACTACATATATTGATTTATTTGACTTTTGTATTATATTTACAAGGAAATTATAATGTTTTTTGGGCTCAACCAACAATCCACTAGTCATATACTCTTTAAACAGTTCAGAATAAATTTCACTTGATGATTTTTTCACGTCAAATAAATTTAAAAACTGTTCGATATGCTTTTTATCTATATCCTTTTCCGCTATCAATTCCGTTCTATAGATAGAATATATCAATCCATAATGCTCAATTGTTTCTATAGCTTTTGTCAGATAATTATTACTATTTTTGTACACTTCATAGTTACCAATAACTATTAGCTGCTTTTTAGCTCTAGTAAATGCAACATTAAGGAAGTTGGGTTTTCGGCCAACAAAACCTACACCATTATTCTTTTTTGAATCATCTATGGCAGAGCAAAGTATTATTATTTCTTTTTCCTGCCCTTGAAAAGAATGAACTGTGCCAACTTCAATTTTATGAACATATTTTTCTATGAGTTTAACTTGATTTTTAAAAGGTGTAACAATTCCTATTTTACTTCTATATTCTTCCCCATAAAGCGCTATTATTGAATTTATAACTCTTTCACAAATGATTGCTTCACTAGAATTTTCGTTATTTTTATTTTTTGACCCTCTTACATCGATGAAGCAAAGATTCTTTCCAAGGAACACCTTATCTTCATCTTCTTTTACAATCTTTAACCGTCTTTCATAAACATGTCTGTTTGAAAATTGAACAATTGCATTTTCACAACGTCTATGTTCATCAAGTATTATTCCTACCCGTTGTTCATTTAAAACCTCATATGTATCAGCTCCGCGGTCAGCCCCATGTTGAACGCTATTTCTCTCGATATCAATACACCCTTCTGTATTCTGATCAAATTTATATCTCTCAACTAGACGTTCTTCACTACCTCTTATAGGTTCAAGTTGAAACACATCTCCAACTATTATACATTTTCTCGCTCTATATAAAGGAGCAACTGCAGTATGCAAAAGTGCTTGTCCTGCTTCATCAAACATAATGGTATCAAATAATCCACTAATCATATGGAATTTGCTTTTATCAAAAGAATGCAAAGTTGTTGTCACAATTGGAAAACATAAAAACATGGTTTCCCACATAACTTTGATACACTTTGTATATGTATCATCATATTTGTTTTCCCTTCTATAGAATGGTTGAAACCATTTGTCAGGATATACTTTTTCCAAGTTAAATATGATTTCTTTCTTGTTCTTTTTAATATATGCCTCATTTATTCTAAGGCCAAGGATAAATAATTCATTTCTGATATTTACAAACACAATATCATTAAAAAACAAATATTCTTTTGCATCCCAACTACAGCTAAAATGGTACTTTTCTTTTAAATAGTCATATGTATCTATTATCCCTTGAACCTTCTCAATATGAGTAAGTTTCTCTTCTATGTAACTACATTCTTCATTTTGACTTTTTAGTTCTACCTTATATTCATCTATCTTTTTGCTTTTTTCTTCATATTCCTGAATCATGTTTTGCTTAACTGTAATAAAGTGTTTCAGTTCAAGCTTATTATCTTCCAGCTTTTCTTCCAATTCTTCTTGTGTTCCATTCTCTTTCTCTATTTTTGAGAACTTCACGATAAGGTTTCCAATAATGGGAACCTTTTTGTACTTTTTTATTGTATCAATAATGACATTTATACTTTGGTTTTCCTTTCCGTTCTGCTTTATTTTTGTTAGGGCATCGTTAAGTGCTACATTAATCTCAACAAGCTCAGCCCGGCATTTACTTGAGCTTTCTTCAATATCAGAAACATGTTTACATATTTTCACATATTCGCTTTGCAAGTCACGGTTTATCTTTTCAATCAGTTCAGTTGTTATCTCATCCCTCACAATATTTTTTTGTTTTAGCTTTTCTAAGGTATCTCGCCGATTACTTAAATATTCCTTAATTTCAGCTTCAGCAATAGATATAACTTCCCAGTTCTTCTTAAAGCTATCAAGTAATGTAACAGTAGCTTCCTCGTCGTAAACATCTGAGTTCTTAAGATACTCTATCAAAGGTTTCAGTGCACCCATATTAAAGATATCCATATTTTCTTTTTTCCCGAGCCTAGCACAAAAAATGCCTTTGAGGTTCTCGTTTTGATATTTTGGAGATAAGCTATTTTGAGCAATTTCACTGAAATATTCAATCTCCCGGAGTAATTCCAGACCGATATTATCCACTGCATCATTGTTTGTACTAGTCAAAATCATAGATTTATTACATTCACCTTTGAAAGGCGAAGAATAAACTTTTTGATTGTTATATCCAAATTCTTCCCACGGTTTATCCCAATTATCAACTATATCCTTAATCTTACGGGTAAGGTTATCTGCTATTATTTCTTTTAGAATGGTTGTCTTACCGGTTCCAGGAGGGCCACTTACAGAAGTTAATTCATTTGAATTATACGAAGAAATTACCTTCCATTGTTTTTCGTTTACAGAAAAGCCACTTGCGTAACTGCCGAAGTGAAAATTGTCATTTATCAAATCTATATGTTTTGAATTTTCATTTGAAAACAAGTATTTTTGAATAAGTGTGGGCAATCCTGAATCCTTAACTATATCTTTTAAATGCTCCAATTCTTCTCTGAAAATAGGTTCCTGCAACTCATTCAAGCTTTCAAGTGTAATTGCTAATTCTTCTGTTACTGCCCAATTCTCATAATCTTTTATACTCCAGATACCTTCAAATTCCTCGCTTGCAAATTTGCTTTTTAAATCTTCATCAATTATATTTATGGTTTCAAAAATATCCGGATTCTGAATACTGGCCAATGAATTTGACAATTCGTAAAATTCATTTCCCATAGCACTGGTTATATCCCTTATTCCATGTTTTAATATACTGGCAACTATCACTCTAAGTGCCTCTTGCTGTACTTTATAGTTCAAAATTACATGTTTATTATCTTGAATTTTACACTCAAAAATAACTAATGGTATTTTCTTTTTACCTCTTGCCAAAATAGGATAGAGCACTATCAGATTATTATCCATAATAATGTTTGCTAGTACATATATATCTAATTCATAGTTGTTGAAAAATTCGTATTGCTTTTTATCAATAATACTCCTCAAATTATCAACCAAATTGTTTTTTTCATTAGTATATTGTAGAAATTCCAATATTTTCGGTAAAATATTTTTACCATATTGTTTATCTTTGAAGGATATTTTTTTAATGAATTCCTTTATTTTCTCTGCCTTAGCTTTATTTACCTTATTTTGTGTTTCTGCTATGTTTGCAAATAATACTTTATCAAGGTAGATCCCCTTACCTTCTTTGATTTCTATCTCATTAAATCTATTCATTAATTCATACTGAATAAAATATTCTATTGTTTTATTAAAACTTTCCATTTTTGCCTCCGGTTTATCTTTAATAGCCCTTGCTTTACTTCTTTTGTCCATGTTTCAATTAGGTCAAGAATATATGGTTACCAATTTTACTGACCAGTTTTATTTTTCATCACTGGAACCTTATTTTTTAAATTATTTTACCTTAATCAGTACGCTAAGAGGTTTACAAATCTCTCGCTTCTTCTTTTTCTAAGTCTCAAGTCAAATGCAACTTTTTAGGAAGGTTTCCTCTGCGCCGGTTAATTTTGTAATCACATTATCATTAATCCTTGCTTTATCAAATTGTTTATTCCAAATTTGGTTAGTCCAGTAGCATAAGTTCTTCCAGACCATTACGCCAATGTATTTAGTATTTTGAAGCGCTAGTTTTTTCTCCCTATCTCTATCCCCTCCAAACTTATTTTTGTTAAGTCTATATATGAATTTATTATTTTTATAAATTCCGAGCCATAATATTTATATAAATAATATTTTACCATAGTTTATCGAAATTGGTAAAAACAAAACTAAAAAATGGTTATATCCCCATCAACATTACAATAATTACATTCAATTATATAAACAAAAATAGAACCTTCAACCGGTTCTATCTTAGCAATTATTTATTATTACAAATATTAACATCTATTCAGTCAGAGTGTTTTCCTCTGTTCTTGCATCAGCCTGACATACGGTCTTTTGAGCATTGTTATTCTTATGCCCCTTAAGCATCATAGGAATCATAAACACCATCATAACAGGACAAATAAAGGGAGCTATTGCAGCCAAGGGCCTGGCAATGGCAGCACCACCGTTAT